GGCCAGTGCTTGTATTTTACTCTGACTTACTCGACTACTGCAAGATCTTTCTTAAGTTTCTCGAGTATCTCTTGCGCTGCGGCCAGTACCACGGGCCGAGTGCCGGTAAGGGCCAGATCGTCTTTCAGTATTGAGTAGCATGAACGTCCGCGGCTGACGGACATGCCGCGGATCTCAAGCTTGAGACCAGATACCAGAGTTGCTATGCGGAACGCATGAATCTGTTTTGGTGTTGTGAGCATTGTCATTCTCTATCCTTTCTGAGTTGCACTGGCCGGCCGGCCAGTGCTTGTATTATATCTCAGATTATCGGAAAGATACAGTGGCTTCCATGTCGTTAATTGTTTCCCTGATCTTATCTTCCATATTGCTATCCGCCCAGTTCTCGACGGCTGCGTCTAGGTCCAGCTCGCTCTGGGCCCAGTCCGTCATTTTTTGCTCAAGCTCATTTTCTGCCCAGCTCTCAATTTCACCGCGGATCAAGTCGATCAGTGCAAGCCGCTCGGGGCTCGGGCCGGCGGGCGCGGCTGCCGGCACTTTGTCAAACTCGGCCGCTGCGGTATTAATCAGGACCATGATTGCGGTCACGGCAGCTGCTTTGTTGCCGGATGGTAGTGTTTGAATCAGAGTATTTGCATACTCGACGGCATCGTCTACGTTGTCACGGGTGGCGAACAAGTTGCTCGAATGCTTTTTGAATGGGTTTGTCATAGCTCTATCCTTTCTAGGTGCTGGCCGGTTCAGCCAGTAAGAGAATAATACCGCGGACCATGGTCCGCGGCCAATGAATTGTTTCTATCGGGGCTTGGGCTTCGATAGCTTAAGCTGGGCTTCTTTCTTCGTGGCAAACCTGCCGCTAATCGGCACGTCATACGGGCCGGTGACAATGTACCAGCCGCCCAGCAGCCGGTGGTAAATAATGCGAACGCTCACAGCATCCCCTTGAGTTCGGCCTTGATCCGTTGCGCGTCAGGACCGCGCCACGTGCCAGCATTGGCCAGAAAGTAAGCCACGATAGAACGGGCATCATCTTCCCCGTATCGGCTGGACATGCTGTCCAGCGAAGCCATGGCTTGCAGGTACGGGACCGCGCCAAAATACACTTTGGGCCACGTGGCCCGAATGTCGCGGGCAATAAACGACAGCATCCGCGGGCCGCGGTCCACGGCATCCGGTGCAAAAGCCGCAGCCGTTGACATTTTGAAACTGTCGGCAAGATCCTGCCCGCCGTTCTTCGCAATCCATCCGCGGCCGTCAAGCCCCAACGGGCCGCGGTCAATCACAATTTGATTCTCGCCCCATACAAGCTCAATCGATTCATGGCCCGCGGCCAGTGCCTTACGAATAGCAGCCAGCAAAACCGGCTTGCTGGGCTTGTTCACATAGTTGATTGTCAGCATTTTCTCTATCCTTTCTGTTCCGGCCAAGATCAGCCAGACCTCAAATATACCCCCGCCACGGGCCGCGGGCCAATCGTATTTTTCTATCAAAAACCCGCCTCCGATAGCCGGCCGCGGGCCATGTTTCACGTGAAACATGCCCACGATCCGCGGCCCGCGGGTCATGCAAAAAATGCATAACGTCATGATCCACGGTGCAAGAATCGAGCGGCAGGGACCACGGGGCAGGTTTACAAGCCGGTTTTACCGAATTCAACGATACCGAAAACCGCGGTTTTTCTCTCTGAACGATACGTTTTTTGTCTCACAGTTAATCATTAGGGTCAAAAATAGACACAATCCACCATAAAAGAACGAAGATTACCAGCGCAAATATCAGCATTGGACCCTCTCCAGACCGATATCGCCGGCCACGTGGTGGCGAAGCATGGACCCAAAGGGCAGCGCCTTGGCAAAATCACGCACGGCCTGCGCGTCATTGGCTTTGCCTTTTGTTTTTGTCCCGTGCCACTGTATAGCTGTCGGGCCGCTTGCCGCATAGCAGCCGCCGCCGGTCTCGCTTCCGACTTTCTTTTTGCCGGTCCCATGGGCCACAAACACAATCACAAAATTGCGTTCACCGCGGGCACAAAGGGGGGATCCATCACCACAGCGCTGGCAAGTGAAATCAGCGGATAGATCCGCGGGGCAGCGGGCAAACTGTATCCCGTCCACTTTCTTAGGCCAGCTGTCGGCAGTGTCCAAAGGTGCAGCGAATACCGCCGGCCGGCCGGCACGCATAGCCGCTACTGCTTCCGCTTCATTGTCACAGCTGGCATTGATAACGGTCTTGCCGGCAGCCGGCAGGCCCAACGCAGTGTATGGAAAGTGAGAGTAAGTCCAAGCCTTACCACCACGGGGCACGGCATCCGTTACCGCTTGCATATATTCAGAGTCCAGCTGATCCGTGCCGGTCTCACTTTTCGGATGCAAAGCGCAAGACTTAGGGCACGTGCCATAGGTCTCATGTTCACCGCTACGATATGTAACCGCTATTGGGCCGGTCTTGCTATTGCTGGAAATTGCAACTGTTCTGATCATGGCTCTATTCTTTCTAATGGATTAATCGGTAACTGACAGCGCTATCTTATACTGATAAGCGCCGCCGGCTAATTGATTTTTACTATTGAAAATCAGGACTAGATAGTTCTTCCATCTCTATCAAAGCCGCTATTGCTTGATCTTCAGTTTCACCATAACCCATAGGGTCAAGATAATCATATCCGCAGCGGGTGGCACAATAATCAGCGCCACGCCATGGAATCGGCGGGGCGTAAAAAGTCACGATAATCGGGGTCATTTTTTGGCCTTTGGTTCAAAGTGTCCAAGCCACACAGCGCCGGTCACTTGTGGCTCATAGCTTTTGATTTCGTAGGCAGCATCAGCGGGGACGGGGACGAAAAACAGGTTATAGGAATAACCGAATTTTTCCATCAGTTTGATCAGCGCCGGCAGGTCGCGGGTCTTATTGGTGGTCTCCCAATCAGCCACGCTCGAGGCGTAAAAGTGAAATTCGTTTTGCGGGTTCATCTCTATCCTTTCTAGTCGCATCAACTCGATGCAGGTGAAATATTACCACCGCATGCAAACCGCTACCAATTGATTTTTTCTATGGCAAATTAGGTCTTGATAGCCAATGCAAAAGAGCGTCCCATGGCATGCCACGTGCCGGCCACGAAGCCAACGCCGGCAGCCGCAGACCCTGCTCAAGCAGGGCAATCGCCTGATGCCCGCCGTACAGGTGAATCAGGGACGGCCGCTTAGTCGTGCCCTCTTGCAGGACCAGCACAAAGCAGGGGCGACCCTTGGCAGTGTGGCGGGTCATGAAAGCCACCTGATGAGGGCGAAGCTCTACCTTCAGCCCGCGGGTGACCGCTTTAAGCTCAAGGCCAACGAAAGCAGGGCCAATGCCCACCAGCATGTCAGGCACGCCAAGGTTGACCCGATTCTCGATGCGCTCGATGTCACAGCCCAACGGCAGCAGGCCCTCGCGGACCCGTTTCGAGAACCGCGCCTCAGGGGTTGTCGCCAAGGTCGTTGTCTCGCTCAAAAATATCTTCGGGAGGCTGCTCCACTCCCGCGTCAAAAGCCGGATCGCGTTCTCTTTCAACACTGTCAATCACCTTTCCAGTGTCAGCATCAATCAGCGCTGTCGGAGGGGGCCCGCCGTACAGCTGTTTCAGCTCGTCAAGCTTGCGCTGCACTTCCTCTTTGCTCATTGAGTCAATTGTGCCGTGCCGGATCTCTTTGCGCTCGACATAAATTGTGCCCAAGGCCTGACCGCGGCGGTATTCAGCCTGAACAGCAGCAGCGAAAGCGCCCGCCTCCAGCGCCTTATCGCGGATCGTCTGCAAATCCTTCATGTGCCGCTCGTACGAGGTGTTGTATTTCGAGGCCAAATCAGCCCGATAAGCCTGAATCGCGGCCACCACGTGAGGGTACATTGCAGGGTTGGTCAACTTCCAAGCCATCACTGACGCGCTCGAGACCTTGTACCCTGCGCTGATCGCCGCCTGCTTCAGGGTCACTTTGCCGTCACCCGTGACGTATTCCTGCACGAACTTGCGCTCTTTGTCGTTCAGGGGCTTGAGGCCCGCATTGGTCCCCGTTTTAGGGGCAAGCCGGCGAACCACCTTGTCCACCTTCACGGGCGGAGTGTTCCAGATCTCTGTCCGGCTCATCAGACCACCCGCCAGAGCCGCCAGCCGGCCTTGTCAGCCCCTTGGTCCGTGATCCTAAGGGTAAAGGTCCAACTCGGCTCCAAAGCCTTCCCAAAGCGCACAGCAGCCACCCGCGCCGATGTAGCCTGCTTCTTATCGCCAAAGAAGATGCTGTCCCCCACTTCCATTTCACGGAAGGGGTACTTGCCCCGCTCAGTTGGCAGGGGGATATCCCGTTCAATTTCAAACATGTGTGTCCTTTGCGTACGCTATGAAGCCCCAAATATACATAGAAGATGCCTATAGGTCAACACGCAACACAAAAACAGGGAGCACTCGCCTTCTCCCCTTCCCAACCTGATCCAACCCAAAGACCGAGGTCCCTGAAACCTATATAGGG